CCGCATTTCTCGCATTTCATTGTCCGCCCTCCCCGTCGTGGATGGATCCGATGATTTTCAGGTACTTTTCGATGGCTTTTCCCAAAGTTAATGTATCATCCTCCAACACCTCGTACCCCATCAGGCGGGCGGCTTCGTGGGGGCGGGACCTTCTAAACCCAATGCAATTTTCTTGGGTTTGGTTCATCGGACATTCACAGCAATTTCTACCCCTACAAAATTGCCCGTGTGCTTGCTCGTCTGTCACCACTTCCCCCGTCTCAGGGTTCCGAAACTTCATACTTGTTTCTCCCCTCCTTCCCATTTCTCGCACCCATCATCATCATCATCCCTAAAATCTCCTCGCCACTCGCTGTCTCCGTTACAGCACACGCCCTCAAATTCGGCGTACCAGCGGCAGGTGGCGCAACACTTAGTCATGCTCGTCCTCCTCGTCCATGCGAGCAGTACATTCTGGGCAATGCTTGTAAAAGCACATTTCCGCTTCATTTTCTGTCGCTACAAGTGGAATTTCAAACCCGCAAACACTGCATTTTTGGTATGGAGCGAAATGGTCAAAGTGGACAATCCATCTCCCGTGCCTCACCTCCGCAACTTCGGCGGCGGGGATACTATTCAGGCTCACATCTTCCGTACAGTATCCACAGTATTCTCCGTCAGAAATCAGTTGAGCGGTTTCAAGCATATTCTCAACAGCCGCCTTCTCGATGTACTCCTTCATTCCTCCGCCTCCCACTGTTTCTTCATGTCTTCGTATAACTCTTCCATCTTTCGATTCCACCCCTTGAGCTTCCACAGGACAAGCAGGCCAAGCGCCATCCACTCCACAGCAGCTATGATCGTCAGAATATCAGCCATCCTGCTCCCTCCGTAGTGCGGCCTCGGCAGCGTTGCGGGTTAAATAGACCTCAATTTCTTTTGTTCTGGCGTGCCGTTTCTGGCAGATATCGCAATAAAAGCTATCCACGATGTACGCTTTTATTTTTCCGTCTTTGTCCGTCTGGGCCAGTTCGCGGAGGCGGTCAGGCGTTATGCCAAGGGCTTGCCCAGCCAACTTCAAAATAGTATCCTCACTAAATGCTCGTTTGAAGTCCTCCGGCTCCAAGCCAGCCTCCTCATAGGCTGCGAGGCGGTCAACGTGCGGCCCGTAATCTTCTCTTCCTTCGGCATCGATAGCTACAAACCATTTTCCACCACCATGCCCATTGTCACACCAGTATGTCAGTCTCTCCATGCTCACCCCTCCTCCGGGCCGCGCCACTTAAAGCAATCGTCCACATAAAATCCGGGGCATTCTGCGGTTTGTCCATTTTCCCCTACTGGTGGCAAATCATACTCACAAAGTCCGCAAAGGTCTATTCCTGTTGTCTCCAGCCGATATTGATTCACCACAAATGTCAGATCACTGACCGCCGCATCCCTCTCCCGCTTCATCTGCTCCATCTCGGCCTCTTGCTCTTGTAATAGCAAGTGCCTCCTATCAAGTTCTTTCGCCTGTCGAAATACTAAGTCCACATTACTTTTTAGCTCGGTCCACAGCTTCTCGTTTTCGGCCTGGAGCGTGGAGAGGGCGTCAGCCGCCTCCATGCACAAGTCCATGATTTCCAGTGTCGCCTTATCAGCATATAGGCTGTCGGTGCGCAACCGCTCAATCAGCTTCTCAATGTCCATCACTTTCCCTCCTCCGGCGGCCCATCCCAGGCCGTCCAGTATTGTCCGTACAGATCCATAGAAAACGGCTTGATGTGCTTGCAGTACAGATATCCATCCCTGCACCCCTCTGCAATTTCCAGGCCGCCCCATTGGAGCTGGGCTATCCCTGCTCCCTCAATGTAGATTGCGGTCTCCTGGGTGATGGATTCCAGCTCCTGGCGGGTGTATTGGTGCCTCATGGCGATACCTCCGGTGGGCGGTGCTTATACAACAGCAGGTTTTGTACTCCCTCCGTAGTATCCGCACAATGGGCCGGGTATCTGGCAGCCACTCCACCAATGTCATACAGCGCCTCAGTGTGCCCGATATACGTTTTGTCTTCGTTGTAGAGTGCCCAAACAATTTCCAGATACCACCCGACCTGATAGGCGGGTTCACATTGCTTCGGGTTTACATTGTGGCTTCCGTACCGGATAGCGTACATAAAAAATTTGTCAGCAGCCACGGTGTCACCTGCATACAGAGGTGCGCCATACTTATCGACCAGTCCAAGCGTCAGCGGCTCGTTCTGCGGGGTGAGGGTGGGCATATGCTCCGCCAGATGCTCCGCAAGCCACTCTGCAAAACTGCCTGTTTCCGGGTCGTTCCGCTTGGCCTCGATAATCAGGTCAAGCATGGTCTGTTTATTGATTCCCCGCATCGTTCAGCTCCTCCCATCTCTCCATCACCATCTCCACGGCCTCGTCCGTCATGGGCGCGCCGCAGATATGGCAAAATTTGGGTATTCTCGTCGGATTCAGCCGTTTGGGACTTCCAGGTGAATCGTTATGGTCCATTTCAATTCTAACAATTTTAATTGTATGTTTTTTTACAGTATTCGCACCCAGACCACACCTTCTCCACATGCTCCTGTGCAATCATTTAGCACCTTCCAATCTGCTCTTTGCGACCTCGAATATCGCAAGGTCGTTTTCCATTCCAATGTATTTTCTGGCATTCTGTAAACAAGCAACTCCGATAGACCCGCTTCCCATGCAACAATCCAGTACTGTGTCTTCCGGGTTTGTGTAAGTAAGTATCATCTGTTCGCACAACCAAATAGGCTTTTGCGTTGCATGTAGACATGATTTTTGTTTGTCGCTCGGCCCTCGCAAAACATCACGGGGGTAACGGTCTGTACTGTCATATCCCGTTTTCCCGTAACCATGATACACTTCCCCTGTCCTACAGTTCCGTTTATGCGCCGCAGTTGAAACTTTTCGTTCGTGTCCGTGAGTTATCTGTGGGTTGTAGGTTGGCAAATGGTCGTAGAATATCAGGATGTTTTCGTGAGCTTTCATCGGCATCTTTTTAGCATTTAGATGCCCAGTAGCTTGAGTCTTTTCCCAAATCCACTCATAGCGCAGTTCATTCAGATTGCTGCACCCTAAAATCTTATCAAATGGGGTCTGTGCGAACAGAGCCTTACATCCACCTTTGCGCACTACTCTCTTTGCCTCATGCCAAAACCTATTGAGATCAATGGGTGTGTCCCATCTGCAGTTTGTCGTTCCATATGGGAGGTCGGTAAAAAGGAAATCCACGCAATCATCCGGCAATCCAGCCATGAGATCTATGCAATCTCCGTATATCAGTTTACATTCCAGCATATTTACAAGCATCCTCATAGAAATCATCAAAAGGCTTTGGCTCACCATTCAGATGCCAGCCATAAACTTCCAACCCCTTCCCATATAGGTCACCAAAGTATTCTTTGAATTTCTCCGCCTGCTCCCGGCTAATTTTCCCCATATATCTACAAATCCTCCATTCTGTATGGTATTATTTAACTGCGTGGAAAGTAAGGTCTAATCCATAACTACCAGTACCACCGCAGGGCCGTTTACTGAGACCGCCACATCTTGGTACTGCTCTGCGATGTGTGCTTCTACGCCCTCACGCTTTCTTAGTTCGCCCACCAGATCGCAAGTCTTAAACCCGGATAACCGCTCCCGGCTGACGGGGCGGAGGGCGGAAAGGGCGGCTTTCTGCCATGCGTTCACCCACTCCGACAATGTTTCAGTCTCGATGTGTTCGTAAATCTCGTTGACGTTCACATCAGCAATTAAATCTTTTAGGTTCATTCCATCCCCTCCAGCATCTCCTCCGCGCTCAGAATCGGCGCGCGGATGTTCCATTCCTCAATAGCTGCTCTGTCTACATCTTGCCACCGTTCCATCGGGAGTTGCCTGTGGGTAACAGTCCGAACGCCGCACTTTTTGCATTGCACTACCGCTTGTCGGCAATGCGCGATCTGTCGGCTTGGGAACCCCCGCTTAAATTTCGCTTCCCCGCCGCAATGGGCACACGGCAGCAGCACCCCCGCATCCGTCAGCCGCTTCGCCGCTTCTTTATTCCCAAGCAGGGCTAATTTGATATCATCCATCACAGATACCTCCCCACTGTTGGGCCATAGCCTTTGCCAAGCCCGGAAAGGTCTTGGCCCTGTTTTTCTGCCGGTCTTTGCCGCCTTTCATAAACCATGTACCAGCTTCATGGCATCCGCACTCCGGGTCTACGATGTCTGTCGGTTCCAAAAGCGGCAAACCTTTTAACCACAGCCTTGTTCTCTTTTGGGCGGGATGCCCGAACATCCAGGGCTGCACCTCTTGGCTGTGCGGCGGCATTTCATAAATTCTGCTGGATACTGGGTTTTCAACACAAATACGCGGGCAGTCTGCATTTAGGAATTTCAGAAAAAATCCCTTTGCCTCCAGGCCCATCTGGTAGCGCTCCTGGTTAAGCTCACCTCCGCGAAACAAATGCTTTGCCCCGGCGTTGGACAGGTATGTACAGGGCGGGAATGCCAGTATCATATCCCACCGCATTTTTAGTAGCTCCAGCGCGTCTACTTGGATGTGCCACTCAGGATGGCCACCGCTACACGGCTCTATGTCGCAGCTGTATGCCTCATGCCCCAGCGCCCGGAACGCCTTGCAGACCTCCTGGCTCTCCTCACAGGCAACTAAAACTCTCATTTTCTCTCTGCATCGTGGCCGCCCTGCTGGGCGCGCGTCTTATCGTCCATCGTTCGGTTCCTCCTTTATCAGCGGCCATTGAGAAATGCCATCCTGGCTTGCGGAGACCTACTGTTTGATGGCAGGTTATTCCGAGCCCTCCATGCGGCGATTGGATTTTTTGATAAGCCAAAGTGCTTCCCAATCTTGATATCGCTCATGCCCTTCTGGTACAGTTGCATACATGTTGCCTCGTCAAATACAGCCTTTGGCCTCCCGTTTGGATTCGGCGGGGTGCGTTGAACTGTCTTTTTCTCTGTGCAGCGTGCGCCCGGCGGGCAGATCAAAGAGCGGGCATGCCCGGTATAGCCTATGTAGTCGCAGCAGTACAGCCCGGCGGTGATATAGCATCTGTAGATGCAGTCAGCACAGTGCTTATCCACGGGACAGCCTCCTGCGAGCATACTCTGCCATTAATAGGGCCTCTGCCATACCGTCATTGTCTTTTCGACCGCCCTCTTTTCGCAAATTAGCGGTAGGGAACAGCCGCTTGCACACCTGAATGGAACTGTTTTTGTCCCCGGTGATGGAAAACTCTTTTTTCCATTTCTGCGGACGTACTAGTTCATAAGGGATTCCGAAAGCTGTGAGAAGCCCTTGGATAAAACCGAAGTTCTCTCCAAAGTGAAACATGGAGTTGACTCCCTGTCCCGGCATGGCTCCCACATGCTCCAGGCATACGATGCAGTCCGCTTCTGAAAACTCCAACTCGTCTGCATATGACTTCGGGCCATAAGGGACAATTCGGAAAGTCCTGTCCTCCTTAAGCACTGCCATAGCTCCGTTTTTCCCCGGATCAATTCCGATGTATGTCATGTTGATTCCTCCAACGCCAGCCGTTCGGCCAGCCCTCCAATCATCTGTTTTATGTCGCCGGGCAGCGCCTGGAACTCGGACTCCTGCTTGGCCCGCTCCTGATAGGAGCGCTGAAAGTTGGAACCGATCACGCTCTGCACTGTGTTGGCGTCCATCTGTGCCCAGGCTTTGAGCTGCTCCGGTGTCCCTACCAGACGGCAGAGCATGGGCGGCAACCGCTCGAACTCCTCCCGGCTGTTGTAGGCTGACCGCTGCACAGCCCGCCATACCATCCCCCACGCCTCCTGCGGGGCCATCTGCGGCCGCTCCGTAAGCTGCCTTATCTTTGCCTTTACCGCGCCGATGTGGGGTGGATAGCCCTTGCTGTCGGTGGCAATCAAAGCCTTGACGGCGGCGGCGACCAGTTCCACCGGCTCGTCGAACATCCCAGCCCATAGGTTCAGCGTCTGCTCCGGGTCTGGGGCGTCTGCTCCCGCATAGAACCGAGGATAGGCGGTTGCCAGGATGTTCATGATAATTCCGGTTTCCTGCCTAGTCATTTCGTTCCTTCCTCCGCGTCCATTCTGGCGGCCAGGGCGGCCCAGTCTGTGCGGCCTCCTGTCGCAGGTGTCCGGTGCTCCGCCTCCAAAGTATCCCAATCAGCAAGGCATCGCACCCCCCTGGCCTGCTTGTCCCGCAGGATAGCCCGTATGTACGGCCAGTTCGCCTTCTTGCTGTCGAGGGCGATGTCGATCGCCCGGCGGCACACATCCGCCCCCATGCTTTCCGCATAACCCCGCAGTTCATCCAAAGATCGCTGGGACGCGGATGGGTTCACACGGTTCAGATAGTCGGCAAGTACATCGGCGGCGGCGCTGGTAGGGGGTAGGGGGTAACCACCGTCTCCTTCTTCTTCGCCTTTTCCTTTTCCTTTTCCTTTTCCTTTTTCTTGGGGGGCGTTCGGGAGGCGTTCGGGGGGCGTTCGCCCCCGTTCGCTACCGTTCGCACCCGTTCGCTTGCCGCCGAGCTCGCCGTTTTTTCTGTTCTTGGCACACTTTTTGGCGTATTCTTCGTTATCCCGGTCTATCTGGCTTCTGAATGCCGGGAATAGGTATCGCTCATTCCCACTGAGCTGTGGCGCTTCGCCCGTCTTGCTGTATAATAGGCAAGCCGTGAAAAGTCGTCCCTTCTCAGCGTCTGTGAGTTCCTCCATGGCCTCCAGGTAACTGTGATAGGCCGGGAAATATTCCCTTGCCATAAGACGCCCCCTTAAAACGGGATCTTGCCGTCCCCATCGGCTAGTTCGCCGAACTGCCCAGTAGGCGGATAACCGGAAGTAGGAGCAGGTGCCCAAGCGCTCCCTCCCCCAAAGGCGGGAGAGGGCTTGCGGTTCTCTGCCAGGCGTTTAAGTTCCGGCACCTTGAAATCTCCCTTTTGGATCGCCTGGATAGAGCGGGTCTGATACACGTACAGCCGGGTCTTTACATCGCCGATGTTTTTGGTGTATTCCTCTTCTCCCAGCACCACGCCGAAACGGCGGCCAACCATGTCCCGCAGATTGAACTCGTCGAAGCGGTATCCGGGGTTGGAGTCCTCCAGGGCGGTCTTGAAGGACTTGAAAAAGCCCAGGGCAGAGGGCTTGTAGCTGCGGCGGAGCTGGATTGGCCAGAATCCAGCACGGGTAAAGGTGTCGCTGTTATTCCCCTTGTATGTCCCCTCAGCAAAGTCCCACTCAATCAAGAGGTACTCCTTTTCCTCCACGTCTTCCACGCGGCAGATTGTTGCAATATAAGCGCCGGGCTTGGGGTTGTCAAACTCGGAAGCCTCCTGAACCTCGTCCCAGTTGATTTTATTCATGCTCGTTTTCCTCCTTCTTGGGGGTCAGGCCCCAGTATTCACGGATGGTGGTGTCCACCAGCTTCAAATCGTTGTCGATCTCCTCCGGGAACATGTCCATGGGGGATTTAGCGGTGCTGAACCCCTCAGACTGGGTGATGAAGTAGTGCGTGTCCTTCTCGGAACGGCAGAGGAGGACGATGGAGAACAGCCCCTCTACTGTCAGCTTCTCGTCCAACATCTTCCCGATGGTCTTGGCTTTCAGCGTGCCGTCTGGGTTGGACTCCGTGTGATGGAGAAAGTAGACGATGCAGTCCCTCGGTGTCTGTGTGCTGACAAACTGGATCAGGTTACGGAAGTTCAGAGCGATGTCGGTAAACTTGTTATAGCCCGTCTCCTTGGCCCGGTCGAAGAACTCAAAGGCCAGCAGATACTGGCTGTCGTCGATGGCATAGGTTTTCAAACTTGGCGCAGAAAGAGACTTAATGATGGTGGGGTAGGTCGCGCCGTTGATGATGGGAAGCGCCTTTCGGAATGGCAGGGGTTTGGAAGCTACATTGAAGACGCCGATCTCTGTAGGGTCAAAATTGCGCAGGGCGGTGGACTTGCCGGAGCCGGATTCGCCCAAAATCAAAACTGGGATTCCCATTTATGTACCTTCTTCCTTGTCGAATATTACGGGGCATTCAGCGCCCCGGCTATCAAATGGATAGGGCAAAAATTCGCCGGTGAGGGCGCATTGGTGGCGCTTGAGGCCATCCCGGTATTGGATGTAGGGGCACCACTGGCAAACCGTTAGCCCATTGGGGAAATGGACGGCCACGGTGGCCGTGCCAGTAGTGTAGTAGCTCACGCAGGTATCGCGGCTCATACGTACCGCTCCACTTCCAGGCCCATCTCAAGCGCCACCTGCTCCGGGCAGTCGCTCAGGGCCTTGCTGACTGCGGCCCGGAAGCAGTCCGGGCAGAGCCACCGCCCCTCCCACTGAAACCGGGCCTCGCCGTGGTAGACCTCCTGGCGGCACTTCTCGCAATAAGCAGATGCCGGAGTCGTCTGGCTGTCATACAATGGGATGTGCATTACAGCTCCTCCTTCTCCAGTCCGTTTCCCTGGATTTCGATATAAGAACGGTACATAGATCCGCTTTGCTTCTCCTTTCCTATGGAAACTACATAGCCCAGCTTAAGAAGAAGCGTACCAAGGTCAAGCCAGTCCTGATTGGACATATTTCCATTGCGCTTTTGATACAATTTCATTTGACTTTCCTTTCTAATCGTCATAAAATGTAAATAAACAAATGTTTCCCTTGCCGCCCTCCGGTCTTGCACACCGGGGAGCGGCGCTTTCATTGTGGGATAGTGATGACCGCCCACACATCGTCGATGCTCTCCGCGCCCTCCAGTCCGGTGATCTGGATGGTGAGCGGGCCGGTGGGCGTGGGGGACGGGGTGGTGGTTGCCGCCGGGGTTTCAATGGCTGGCTGCTCCGGCTCCTGGTTCCAGATGATTTCAACTAGTGCAACCAGCGCCAGTAAGAGAAACAGAGCCGCAACGCTTGTAATCAGATAGCGGTTCATAGTAGCCACTCCACCCAGTTCGGCAGCCCGCAGGCTACCACGATGCAGGCGGTAAACACTACCGCACTCACAGCCTCCCGGCGGGACCGGCGGCGCTCATTTCGGGTCTTGCTCATGGTAGCTCACCTCCTTTGCCATGTCTTCCAGCTTGAACAGGGTTTCCATGTTCAGGCGGACGGTGCGGTCGCCGCCCAAAAGCCGGGAGACGGTTTCGTCCCGGATACCCAGGGCGCGGCCAATATCCCGGTTGCGCAGCCGGTTCCGGCACTTGTAGACGGCCAGACCGTCGGCCAGGCGCTGGGCCATGGCGTCATAGCGGGCCGCCAGACGCTGGTCAGCGGTCAGATACACTTTCGGCATTGTGCTTCTCCTCCTATCGGTTACACAGGGCCTTAATCAGCTCCTGGACTTTAATTCCATAGGCGGCGTAGATGATGCGATCCACCAAATGGCGGGTGTTGCGGGCCTGGAGTTCCAAGTCCTTGATTCTGTCGTTCTCGTTCACAAAAATTCCTCCTTGCGCTTGCGGCCGCAGGGAGGTTGTGGTACAATCTTCCTGCAAGCCTGATTGGTTGCTTCAATTAGGTTTGCCGCCCTCGCCGGTGGGTTCAGCACTGGCGGGGGCATTTTCTTTTGTCAGCCATTCCAGGTGTTTGCAGGGCCCCCGGCGGCCCTTGAGGCAGCACCGGCGGAGGTGGATGTATGCGTCATTCATGTAGCGCTCGTGCAGACGGCACCAGGCCGTCGGGGCCGCTGGGGCCTTCGTTTTACGGCGGGTCATTAGCGGGTAGACGGCTGGAGTGTTTTTAGCTCAGCCACGATCTGCGAAGCTCGCTTCAAATCTTCTGATGTGTAGTGGCGCTTTTTGACCAGAGAATAAGCCTCCTCCGCCAAGGAGAGCATCCGTTTGCCGGACGTCCCCATCTGCGGCGCGGCATGGCGTAGGGCAAAGACGATGGCGCGGAGCCGCAGTTTCTGAATAAATATCAAGGCGTTTTCCTCCTCTTGCCGCTCGCTCTCTTGCCGTGGTATACTTGGCAGGGAGGAGAGGTGGTTTTGTGGATTTCCAATTTACGCGTCGGGAACTTGACTGTCTGCTAAAGCTGCGTAGGAAACCGCGTTCCTGGGAATGCCTGCGAAAGGCATCCAAAACAGACGATGATGGCCTAAATATCATGTTGAGTCGAATGGAAAAGCTGTGGTATACAAAAGACGGAAAGGCTCCCAATGGTTCTCTAATACACTTGAATCAAATCGGGGAAACCGTTGCACAAGCGGAGTTTGACCGGCGCTTTGATATGTACTTTACACGGGTGATGGCGCTTTCCGCTCTGTTGGTATCAATCGCGTCCTTCATTTTATCAGTAGTAAAATAGCGCAGATTCCAATGGCGACGCTGTTCGCACCAAGAAGAAAGTAGATCCGGCGGAAGGCCGTGCGGCTCTGGTCTTTCTCCTTAGAATAGAGGCTGTAAAGAAGAGTTCTGGTAGGTACCCATGTCTCCTTGTTGGGCCAGCGATGGTACCATTCCCTTTCTGCCTTTTCGTTTTCCGCTATGGGGTCGATTTTCTCAGGCATCTTCATCACCTTCTTTTGTGATTGTTCTGTATACAGAACAATCAGGGTAAAAAATTTCCTCATACTTGACGCCCAGGGCCTTCGCAAGGTTGAACATGACCTCGCTTCCCACCACCTTCTGCCGGTGAGTCTCAATCTGGCTGAGATAGGGGCGGCAGATGCCCGCCTTCTCCGCAAGCTCATTCTGGCTCATGCCCCGCTCCTTTCGGAGCTCCGCGACCCGATTTTTCATGGTATCCACCCCCTTTTTGTAGTGTTCTGTTTACAGCTCAGTACAATAGTGGTAGAATATACCCGCCCGGATAAATCCGGCCCCAGTCTTAGAAGTTGATGCGGCCCGACTTTTAAGGAAAGGGGGATTGGATGAACCTGACTGTGAAGTTGGGCGGCGTGCAAAAGACCATCAAATGGTCTGACGCGCCCGCGAAACCGGCTGTCACGGTTACCTTCGGCGGACAGACTCCAAAGAAGTGACCGGGCCGCCCCGCTGTTTCGGCAGCGGGGCATTTTTGCAAGGCGGGTATATTCTACTTTGTCCACCGCTAGGCGGCAACTATATAGTACATCACCTTCGCTCGTTTGTCAACTAAAAAGAACATCGTTCCTGATTATTTTTCTTGTTTATTTGTAATGTACAGTTTACAATACAAATAGGAAGGTGGTATCTATGAAGAACAGATTGGGGGAACTTGTGCGTGCAGCTCGAGGAGATATTTCTCTTCGAGATTATGCAAAACAAATTGGAATCAGCCACTCTTATTTGTCCAGCATAGAGAGCGGTATAAATCCGGCCAATGGAAAACCAATTAGCATCGGATTGGAGACTCTTGAAAAACTCTCAAAGGTAACAGGATATTCCGTTGCATATTTAACTGGAGATAGTGAAGAGGAGAAGCCCGCCGGCCAGGAGGCCGACGGGCAGGGGGACGCAGTGATTATTCACAGGGGCGGGCGCACAACGCGCCGAGTGCTCACCGATGAACAGTGGAAATTGATTGAGGGAATGTTCAACTTGCAGAACACGGGTTCTGAGCGGGAGGATGACGAGTGGTAGCTAGGATATACGGCTCAAACTGCCGATAAAGGCACCATTCAATTCCAGACTGAAAGAAGTAAGAACAACTGCGCTCCTCCATCCACTGGGCATCCAGGTCATGCAGACGTTTTAACCGCTGGAATGCAATTTCGGCGGCCTGCTGACTGATATGGCAGAGCTGACGGATGGCGAAAGGACCACCTACATGCAGGGCCCGCAGAACACAGGCGGGGGAGAGAAGCTGCGCGGCAAAGCGGTCGGCCTCGATTTCTATTTGAGGACGGGGTTTCTGTTCCTTGGCATCACGGTGGATGATACCAGTGCCGTGGTTTAAGCAGTAGTGACCGATTTCATGAGCGACGGTATAGCGGCGGCGGCCTGGGCTAAGATGTGGATTATACAGGATAACAGCGCCGCGTTTACCGCGGATCAGAAAGCCGTCCGCACCAAAGGTCTCATTGCCTAGGTTGCTTTCCTTCAAAATCTGATACCCTTGCGTGTAAGAGCATAGGAGGATACCAAGAGATTTGCAGATCTGGTCAAGGTCAATAGGCAGCTTTGTGATATTGCAGTGAATTAGTGTTTCCCAAGCAGTCATGTAATCCACCCCTGAACAGTGATGTGTTGAGTTCATTATAGAACGGTTGTTCGATTTTTGCAAGACGGAAAATTATACAATTTTGGAACTGCATTTTTACAGTGATTTACAGAAGAAAGAGATGACTATGGGACAATTAATCGTATATTCATGAAAGGGGAGCAGATAGAATGAAGAGAGAATACAAAGGTTTTGTCGCGGGACTGCTGGTGGCTGGGGTAATCGCCGGGACGATTGGAACCGCCGGGGCAGTTGTGGGCAGGACTCAGGCGGCATTGGACTATAACAATATCAAGATATCGCTCAACGGGCAGACCATCACGCCGAAGGATGCCAACGGGAACACGGTGGAGCCGTTCGCGATCAATGGAACCACCTATCTGCCGGTGCGGGCCGTGGGAGAGGCGCTGGGGTTGGACGTCGATTGGGATGGAGCGACGAATACCGCTTTGCTATCTGGCGGAACTGAGGCTGGAATAGACCCCGTGGTCATGGACGCATATATATATCAGCTTGACAGGCTGAAGAGCATCTCTGACGCAGCAAAGTCTACAAAAGAACTGGCGCAGTTAATAATAGGGTCTGAGGCGCTTGCGTCAAGCGGATGGCTTGATATAAACTCTATAAACAGCATGAAGAAGACCAACGCAGATTCGATCGATGCTACGAATGATTACGTTGATGTTATTGAAGCCGGCATCCGAACAGGAGACAGGATGGAGGAAGTTATGCGGCTCGGGATCAAAGATGTTCGGGACGCGCTGGCAGACCTACAGATTGCCAATAGCTATCTCGGAACAGGCTCTATGACATCTGATTATTACAGCAGCGGGCTTTCAAAGGCCAGCACTGTATCATCTTCCATGGATTACGGGTATTCGCAGATCTATGCGGAGGTGCAGACGCTGATTTGGGGGGATTGACCCATGAAGGAGATGGACAGGCTACAAGAATCCACTGTTTTAGCCGTTGGGATTGCCAAACATAAAGAACTGCCCACGAGGAGAGACGGCCTTGACAATCAAATACAGGACGGTTTATAATAGACATAGAAAGGCGCTGCAACAAGCGGTTAGCCCGGTATGAGGTTAATAAAGCAAAGCTCTAGAAACCGTCACTTGGCCGAGTGGCGGTTTCTGCTTTTCACAATAATCGTAACGGTGAACCGTCCGATATGTAGTGTGATCCGCATGGGCCTCACCCCCTTTCGGGAGGTGTGGCTAACCGCCT